GTTTATAGTCGTAAGACTAGAGTGGTGGGCTTTACCCATGGTTATATGCCAACTCGTCCTCTTAGCAAAGGAAGCACACGAGTCCAGCTCTGCCTTGAGTAAGCAGTATGCGTAGTGCAACTACTCATTGCACCATTCCGCCCAGGCATGGGCTATGGACGGATATGCGACACAGCCCAATTCAGAAGGGAGCGTGCATGGATATTATTGCTTTGCGCGCGCGAGCCGGGATTTCCTATCTCGGTAAGTATCGCAGTCAGAACCCGCTATGGGTTCGGGCAATGCGTGATCTCGGTAAAGCGACTGTTAAACCTGCCGTCGATCGTGGCGTGCAACGAAGGTTGAAGAGTCGCGCTGCAGAGCTTAACGCGGAGAGGGACAATCGAAGTGTCACATCCAATCAATGGGTGGAGGAAGGGCTATCCCGTTACGGATGCCCCATTCATACCTCAGGATACAGAGATGAAAACATCTCAGACGTTACGTTCACCGTTTCTGGACTCGGCGTTTGCGCCTGTCGTAAATCCAGAAATTCCAAAGGTGGCACTATCTCAAGTGACGCCGGTCCCGATAGCGGATCAGTGGGATCCGGAGTACGACGAGAAACATCATCGACACCATTGTCCAGAATGTTGGGACATGTTGATGAAGGCAGTGATTCTGAAGACGGGAGAAGTTCACTACCCGGCGGAAAGTCTCGAAATCTGCCTGAAGTCCGCGCCGGACGACCGTGGGATTCCATTTCTTACCGGGATGCATTTTCTGCGACGCTCAGTGTTGCAGGTGAACCGGGTGGAGGGGGAAAACCTTATTCATTGGATGAAGTGGTACATCGCTTCATTCATAGGTCTTCTTACGCTGGTGCCCCTTACTTCGTTCGAAATGAAGGGGTTCTGGACAAAGGTCTTGCCGCTGCACAGCGCATCTGGGACGGGGATCGTGGTTTTGATCCTTTTGTCACTGGTAAGCGGGTTCAGCCTGGGAAGACTGGTCCAAAAACTCGCCTCGTATGGATGGCTTCGCTTCCTACGACTATTGTGGGTTCGGCTTTCTCGAAGAGAATCCATGGTGGCCTGGAGAGAAAGCGTCCGTTCGCTATCGGTCTTCGGGCCGTGGAGAAGGGAGCTCTAGTATCAGAGTTCCAATCTAGGTTTCGATACGTGTATTCCTTGGATGTCTCAGGGTTTGACGCGTCTGCTCCAGCTTATATGATTGATGATGTGTTTCGTGTGCTTCGAACGCATCTAGATCTAACAGCACTTGAGCGCGAAGTGTGGGAAAGGTACGTCAGCGACTTCATTCATTCGCGGATAATCACACCGGATGGATCCATATTCCAAAAGCACAAAGGTATTCCTTCAGGCTCTAGTTTTACGAGCTTGGTGGGCAGCGTTCTTAATTTGCTGCTACTTAATTATGTGTGGATACGCGCGACTGGTGCGGCACTCAAATCGGATAGGGTGCTTATTCAGGGTGACGACTCTATTATAGCGTCGAACACACGCGTGGATCTAGGGGAGTTGGCTCGGTACGCAGCTGAGCTAGGATTCACTCTTAGTGTAGAGAAGAGTCATGTAAGTGACTCATTTCGCGAAAGCACTGGACCATTTGATGGTACAGTGTACTTCCTAGGCCACTTCTGGCACCACGGATGGGCTCATCGTGAGGAACATGAAATACTACAAAGAATGGTCTTTGTAGAACGTCATGCACCTAGAAGCGATAAAGAGTCGCTACTTCGTCTATATGCTTATCTAACAGACGCCTGGGAGGCGTGGCATATATACACTGAGGTGTTTCCGGCAGAAGATTCAATCACTAGTCTAACTATGTGTTTGGATGAAATGGGCGACGAAGTCGATGTCGGTGCAGTTGATCTTCCGGGACAGCTGAGATATCACGCTGCTGTGGTTTTGGAATCTGGAGATGATCCTTTGCCAGTTAAGGGGCTGGCTCTGGGTATTACATCTCTAGTTTACTAACCACAGGGTACG